AGCTGTTGGCGTTTGCGCCTCCCGCTGTTGCGTCGATTGTTACTGCCATCAGGCGTCACAGTAGAAGTTTTCTGGGCAGGCTTTTCAGAACTAGAGACTGCCGCTTGTGCAGCAGCCTCACGTTCCTTCATCCGCCTAAAGGCGAATAAACCCATCAGGAGCTTGCGCCCTTCAGAGCTACAAAGCTCAGCACAATGGCTTCGCTTGCAGTCGAACCAACGTTCGCCACAGTAATTTTGAACGAACCAGCAGCAATGCTGTTGGCTTGGACAAGGTAGCTGCCAGCAGTACCGGCAGAACTGTGGTTGACCACCACCACATCAGTGGCAGCGATTTTGTCGTTGTTGACTGTGAAACTGACTTCAGCAGCACCAGCAAGCTCAGCACCTGCCATGGTGATCTGACCAGACTCTGCGTTGAGAGTCACTGCAGTTCCTTTGTTGGTGGCCTGTGTGACAGTACCGCCAGTAGCAGGACCTACAAGGTTGCCTGCTGTTGCCTCAAAAATGGATGCCATGGTTAGTTACCTCATTCAATCCAAGTTGGAGGTGTTTGTGATCCGAACAATGCCAATGTTGTTCGTTTCATAAACTTTGGTCCAGTTGCCCACTGTTTCTAGTTGTGCCCGAGTTGGGTTAGGAACAGCAGTAGAGAACTTAGAGCCAATCGGGTGATACACGTAGTGAAGGTCGATGCTAAGTGCGTCGGATTTCGCTAATATATCGCGGTCCGTCTCGCTCGTTAGACCAAGCTGTTCGCCCGATCCGACAGCGCCTTGCGTGAACAGATAGCTGGCATATTCGGTTGAAGAACCGGAACCAGCAGTCTGCACATCAGCAGACACAATCACACGCAGACCCATAAAGGTTGGGACCTGCACACTGCCAAAAGCAGGAGCGGTAGAACCAGAATCAGCGGAAGTGTCAGGCGCACCAGTGTTGTCGTAAATCATGTCGATTGCACGACGCTCCATCAGGTCGTAATAGACCTTCGGGTGCATAGCGATAGCAGTCAGCTTTTCGCCTTGATCACCCAAGATGGATTTGGCTTCCACGATTTGCCGTGGTCCAAGCACAGTTGGCGTATCGCCGGTTGTGCCGTCTACTGCCAACCCTGCATAAGCAGCAGAGCTGGTATCACCAACCGCACCAAACACACCAGCCAAACAGGACAGAAGGTCCTTTTGACGCTGGTTGGCAATGTAATCAGCAATCTTGTCACCGATAGCAGCCATCGGGTCCGATCCAGCGGCCAAAGCCGCAAGATCGCGCGATTCAAACGCCCTGCCGCGATGTAGTACAGCAGCAACTTGCTTGTCTGCTGTGATCTTGCCAGGAGTCAGTGAAGAGCTATCAGTCAGACGCTCAAAGTCGCCAGAAAGATTTGCGGAGTAGAAGGGCACTGAAATGAAATCTCCACCATCTTCTGCTGCATTTAGCTCAGTCATTGGCTGCACTACACCGCTAGCCAAAAAGGCATCACGCTGAGTTGTTTGCTCAATGACGTAAGGCGTAAATACCTCAGGGATGATGATGTCGCTCCGTAGAGTCGCCATCTGTCAAAAAAAGAGAATGTTTACGGTGTGGGCACAGCCCTAAAAAGCGCAGCACAGCTTTGCCTTATTCCGCATACTAACGGTTCGCGGCCGTTTTCAACCTCTCATACATGTCGCGATCTGTTCTAAACAGTCGAGACTGCTCAGTCAGGTTGAAAGTTTCTTTGGCAAACGGGTTTTTTGTGCCTGCGGGAATGTCTCCTGCATAGCTGCGACCAGAAGGCGCACCACTGCCTTGCGGTTTTGGTGCTTTCTGCATGTAGCTCGGCAACGACTTGGCCCATTCACTAATCGGCTTGCGCTCATAGCCGTTGACAACAACAACAGTGCCATCAGACTCGCGTTCAATCTGATCTGGCTTTAACAAATCAGCTTTGAACACAATGCTTGGATCATGCACTACATCAGCCAACGCAGTGTTCGCAGGTGCAATTAGCTCAAGTTCACGAACCCGAGCCTCTAGCTCTGCAATGCGCTTGTCCTTTTCCGATGTCGCCTCACGGAACTGCTGCTCCAAAGCCTGTCTTGCTTCGGTGTACTTGCCCTGTTTTTCCAGGTCTGCTTGTTCCGCCTTAGCTTTGAAGTCCAGTAGCTCCTGAATGTCAACGCCATCTGGAACAGCCTTCGCTTTGGCTACTGCTTTTTTGTACTCATCAAGCAACTCGGCATTTTTTCGCCTCATTGCTTCAAGTTCTACTTCAAGTTTGTTGGGCTCAAGTGATTGCTCCACAGGAGCAGCTTGCTCTTCGGACATGAATTAGCCACAGGCTAGGTTTCAAGACCACTTTACTTTGTCTGCCCAATATGCGGCAGATGTTTTGCCCTTCGCGATATTTTTTGCATGACGAGCTTTAAAAGACTTGCGCTTGGCTTTATCCGCATCACTCTCGCCTTTGCGCGGAGGTTTTGTCTTAGCGCCCTGTTGACCAAACCGAATGAGCATCGGTTTATCGCCAACTTTGACGACAACAGCGTGGCTTTTGCCACTTGAATGGTTCGGGGTACGGATCGGCTTGTCAAAGCCTTGAAACGTATGACCTCCACGCTTGATTTGAGCCATTACTTTTTCTTACGTTTTTTCTTCAACAGATCAGCATCAGCAGTTCTAGCTCCACCTTTGCCTGACACAAAGCTGTTGACCCTGCCCATAGCCCAAGCAGCCATTGGCACGTTGCGCGACCCACTCGACAAATAAGCACCTTGGCCGCGCCTATAAACAGCAGCTAACTGCCTATAGGTAAAGCGCGACTTATCTGCCTTTTTTTTGAGCGCGGCCTTTGTTGCCTCGCTTAGTGGTTTTCTTTTTGGTGCCACCTTGTTTGGTCCGGGATGCAGAGACAGATTTGATGTCAATGAACTCACCGCGCTTGTAGGCGTCAGCAGTTCGCTTAATCTCACGCGCTTTCGCAGAGCGATTTTTTGCACCTGACAGGTACTTCTTAGGCAGGCCAGTGGCCTTGTCCTTTGGAGTTCGTCTCTGCTTGCGTGCCATTACTTCTTCTTTTTCTTGGGCTTTTTCTTACCCATAGCCGACTGAGGCTTCTTAGGTCCGGTGTAGCGAGGCATCAGGCGTCTCCCTTGGATGATGCTGTTTTAGCAGTTTTGCCCTTTGCTGCAGGCTTACGCGGTGGGCAAGACGCTGCAGCCTCTTCCTTCTGCACCTTAAATTTGTACTTAGCTGGTAGAGCCATTGGGATAACGACGACGTAGCTGCTCCAAGGTTAGCTCTGATCCGTCCTCGCTAACAAATTTGCGGATGGCGTCAGTTGGGCCGTACTTTTTGGCTAAACGATTGAAATACGGAACCTTCTGAGGACCAAGCACATCCGCTTTGGCTTCCTTGCTTTGATTGTTGAGCCATTGGCCGTAACTTTGATTAGCAGGCACTAAGCCATCCATGCTGCGCCGCTTCCCAGGCTTTGGCGGTGTAATACCAAGCCGCTCATAATCAATCAAAGGAACAGTTGTAGACCTGCAATTAAAATGTTGAGGCGGCACTGGACCTTTTCCATAGTCAAACTCCTGACCATCAAGAGCACGGCAAATCGGAGATGTTCTGCTGTCTAAGGTTGCTATGTACCGATAACGACTAGTGACGCTTTGATTCGCTTGGTAAGTCTGCTGGCTGGAAGCGTTAGCAACTTGATTCACGCTTGTACGCACTAACGCCATCACCTGATGATTTGCAACCGAGGTAAGCTCTCCGCCAGCTTGAGCTAATTGACGAACAGACAAAGGGCCAAAATCTCCAAACTGCAAGCGCCCTTTCAATCGTCGTGCAATCTTGTCTGTTGATTCGCCAGTCAACAAACCATTCCGCACTGTCTTTGCAAACAGGTCAGCCTGCGATTCAGCAAGACCGCGAAACGACTTGTTCAGCACTTTCCCGTTGGGCAGCGTTATTGCTGTTCCTTGCGTTGCAGTAAGCTGAAACGTCGCAGGCGCTCCCGTGACAGCAGCCTGCAGGTCATCGCTTAGCGAAACAACATTAATTGCTGTTGGATCAACCGTCGCTACAGACTGCGCAAACTGCGGACTGATTTGAATGCTGCGAATTTGATCACGCAGCTCTAGCGGTAACGCCTTGCGTAATTGTTCCTCTACAAACCCAGACTGCAAAACAGCCAAACCCTGTAGCTCTTCAACAGCAAGCGCAGTGCTCGCTCCAGCCCAACCCTCTAGCGATTCTTTTAGTTGAGCCAGAATCACACGCAGCCTTGCTGCCTTAGCCGGGGCTGACAACTCATCAATACCACGCAACCGATCAACAGCTTCTAGGATCAAATCGTTGTAAGTAACAGCGATGCGCTTTGCAACGCTGTTACTGAAACGGTTTAGATCAACCGCATTTCGATATAGCGCAGCTGGGGTCGTCATGTTGGTTCAAGACCTAGCTCATCAGCTGGTGCAATACACAAAGTTGATACGTCTAAACCATCACGCAACGCAGCACCAATAGAAACAGTTACCTGCTCAATAACGTTCACATCGTAGTTGTGAAAAGCCATCTCCGTAACTCCGCAGAGTTTGCCATCACAAAACCAAGTGAATCTGACAACCGCAAAATACTGGTTATTCAGCTCATCTTGGGCAAAGTACAGCACCTGCTTGCGTGGTGGCCTTGGCCTTTGCAGCTTGTCTAGCCAACTCATTATTCGGCATCCTCAACTTCCTCCACATCTGGCATTGTGCGTTCTTCTGCTGGCTTTGGTGTTGGCTCAGGCGTGTTCATCTCTATCAATCCACCGTTTTGCGTAGCTTCAAGCTCCTCTTCAATATCAAAGTCTTCAGAGAGGACATCGCCATTGGCTAACTCTGTTAAAAGAGTGTCTTGAGTAATTGTGCCAGCGGTGTAGAGCTGCAACAACGCTTGAATTTCTTGAGGCTCAAGCCGTTGGCCAAGAAAATCACGATTGACCTGGCTGCTGCCTGCAACAGGCTCTTGCATGTAGTCAGCATGAAACCGCAAGCAGTTGTCGATCATGTCTTGCATCTGCTGGGCCACAACCATCATTGTGCTGTCACCTTGACTGCGATCAATACGTTTGGCTTCTGCTGTTTCCCCTACAAGTTTGGCTCCAAGAACAGCAGCCAAACCTAAGACATTGATCTTATTTTCAATTTGCTCTAACTGTTTAAATTGCGCATCAAAACTATTGCCAGAGGGTTCTATATATTCGCTCCTAGCAGATTCAGGAAGGGCTAAGGCTTCTGAAGCGCCAGCACTTATCTCTTCTGCTGACTGCGGGAAGCCGTAGATCGCAAGCAGAGGGATTGCACTGACGGAAAGAATATTTGAAAGATCCGAAGAAACCTGATAATGCTGCAGGTTCAACTCTGCGATATCGTCAAGCGGCGGCATTGACTCCAAAACACCAGTGCGGTTGGCGTAAGCCACAGCAAAAGGAATTTTGCTCAGGCTTGTTGTACCTTCATCAACGATGTTGTAGTCACCCTTGTCGTCTTTTTCATGAATTTCGTAAGCACCAGGAGTTAGTACCCTGACCCTTTCAACATCTTTTTCTCCATATTTGCCATCTGGCACCGTTACAGTTTCAGCCAAACGCAGCATTGTGAGTTTTTGCCCTCCCTCGGCATTTTCAACCCTCCAGCCAAGAATTTCCCTCGGAGAATATGAAACCCAATAAGGTCTACCGTTTTGGCCTGCAGCAGGTGCATCAACTAAAACACCCACATGGCCGTACCTTAAGGCGACCCTAGCAGTGTTGAAAAGCCATTGCTGAAGATCATTGCCCTGCAAGTCAACGTCAAAAAGCTGCTCACGAATTACGTCTGACACATCGTCAAGACGCACAGGCTTACGGGTCAACATGCCCGCCAACATCAATTCGAGCCGTTTTGTAAACGGGCTTAAAACGCTTTTTTGCAGGCGATTGTCATAGCTTTCATCGCTTTCCCTCGGGAACTGTGGAAGAAATTTCCTATGGCCTTGGCGGATTCCGCGCGTTCCCTTCATGAGCTGCTCAATGAGCAACCATCCAG